TTCGTTTATCCATTATTAAGCGGCCTCTTCTGCTGGTGTCTCCAATGATTTTGTCAATAGGCTCATAAATGCCTGCTTGCCAATTTGAAGCTGATCCAGATTAAACTGGGTAGACCCAATCTTGCGATCCAAGTCAGTAACGTGATTAACAAAAACTTTTTGTTGGTCTGTCAGTTGGTCTTCGGTGTAGTCAGTGCCGTTGATCGAAATGGTTTTTGTTTTTTTCTCAGCCATTGTGATCTCCTTTCGGGGTTGGGGTCATGCGTTTTCTAGTGCGGTAATTCGTGCTAATGCGTCCTGTAGTGCAGCGACAAGCAATGGGACCATCTTGGATTGATCTATACCCTGCAGATCAGGGACTGAACGAGTACCCATGACTGCTGGAGCTGTCTCGTTACCATCATCGTCGAGGACGGCTGGAGTGACTTCGTACTCTTCGTCACGCATTGCGTCTTTGGTGCCTGTGACAGCCTCTGGGACAACCGTAGCTGCCTCATGTGCTAGGAAGCCATCGACACGAGTGCCGTCTGCAATCCACTCAAAGTTTACTGGGTTCAATGCAAGCACACGATCACTTGCATTCGTTATCGGCTGTGCGTCAGTCTTTAAGCGGTAGTCTGATGAGGTGTTGTAGGCTGTGGCAGAAGCTGTTGAGCTAATACTCCCTACAAAGCTATTGTTCTGATAAAACGCAATTTGAGTAGCTGGGACAGAGGCTGATGTAGCATGAAGTTCAAGACCGTATTGAGAAGCACTACTATATTCTATAAATGCTCTTGAAATACCACTCTTTGATGCTGTGGCATTTACAAACAAATTGCCTGACGAGTCGATGCGCAAACGCTCATCAGCATTCACATGAAAACGCATACTATTGGCACTGTGGTCGTAATATATGCGACCAGCTAAATTACTCCCGTTGTCTCCAAAATATAGCTGACTAGCACCATTAGCACCTGTTGATATTAAAAGTTTTGAATTGGTTGCATGATATACTGTTAAAAGTTCTGCTGGACTATTCGTTCCAATCCCCACGCTTCCGTTTCCATCTATTCTTACCGCTTCCGCCAGAGTGCTAGAACTTGAAGCATTTGTATTAAAGGTAATTTCACCACCACCACCAGAACCTGCGTATACAACCTCAATGCTTGCAGCAATACCGGGAGTAACATCATTGGTGTAGAACTCTATTCCACCCTGTTGATTTCCTAACGTTGCGGTTGTGTCAGTGTCAGTTATGCGTATGTAGTTTGCTTTTGCGCCACCGTTGTTATTTGCAGAGGTTTCCAGCTTGCCTGTTACTGAAATGCCAGTAGAGCTTGTCGCAAGACGGGGTGCGTTTGATGCGTGGTATAAAGTTACAACTCCAGTAGAAGCGACACCCTCAACATAGGTTGATGCGCCATCACTGGTGAGCAACTGCATATTGTCGCCTTGGATTTTAAGCTGCCCAGAGCCAAATTCACGGATACGGGCGTGTGTTGCGTCACTATGTATCTCAAGTTCATCGCCAAATATTGCTTTGGCATTGTCTGAGAATAAAAGGCTATCAGCACTACTATCCCACTTTACATTCCTAGCATCAGTATCGCCATGCAATGTAACGTCATAGCCTTGGTCGTTAGCACCTACAGTAAAAGTGGCGTCTAGTTGGACTGCACCATCAATGTCCACAGCGTCTAGGTTTGCAGTGCCGTCAACGTCTAAGTTACCTGAGACATTGAGGTCAACAACAGACAAAGACGCAAAAGCATCAACCATTGCCGCGCCAGAGCCTGCGCCGTCAGAATAGATGGCTTTAGTGTCACCCGCAGGAATTGTAATGTTAGCCCCAGACCCTTGGGATATAATAATATTTTGAGAGCCACTTGTGCCGTTCTCAATAAACCACAACTTGCTGACCGTGTTAGGCGCAATTGTAATTGTACAGGCGCTGTCCAACGTACCAGTGTATTTTAAGAACATTGATCGTCCGGGATCAGTTGCCCCGTCTGCAATTGTAGTTGTATGCGTATCAGCGTTTGTCGTGATACCTTCTGTACCAAAAGAAAACGCTTCCGCAATCAGTTCTAGGTTTGTATTTGTGACTGTTCCCCATGATCCCGACTGGTCGCCAGTCGCCATTTCGTTTAGGCGTAAGTCGTTTACATAAGTTGAAGCCATATCAGTCGATCCTTACTATTGCGTTTGATGCAGTGGCGGCAGGAAATACGATCTTAAACGTACCGCCTGCAACAGTGAAGTCGCCACCAAAATCCAAGATAGCAATTGCTCCTCTTGCGTTTGATGAAGCATCGCCCAGCGTCTTGTTGTAAATTAATGCGCCCCGCGCCGTGAATGTTGCGCTTGTCCACTCAGGATCATCCGCATCAAAGCAGCCGCTGGTGCTGTTTTCAGTTACAGCCTTGCTTGCCAGAGCCACGCCGCCAGTGGTGTATCCACCGCCGTTTGCCACTTCATTTGATGTTATGTAACCGTCTGTCGCTGCCGACAGGGTTGCCGAACTTGTGTACAGTGCAATATAGACACTGTCTGTGTCGAGGTGGTGATCACCAAGCAACACGTCTTTTTTAAACAGCGTACTCATCGCTTGTGTGATAGCCATTAGATGCCTCCGTTATATTCTGCTGCGTAGTCACGCTGCATTTCTTGTACAAACAAAGCAACCGCTTCGTCAAATTGTGTCTTGTAGAGCGCCAGTGTTTCTGGAGCCTTCAGAAAGGCTGACGCCTCATATAGACACGCAGCTAGTAACACAGTTTCTGCGTTATCACCAATCCAGTTATTTGCGTTGGAGCTTGATAAGCCCGTTTCTGGGGCGATGAAGTCTACTTGGTAGGTGTCAGTCGAGTTTGGCGTTGGTGCCAATGTAATGACCATCCCAGCCGTTCCTGCGTTCTTTGTGCTGTACATGCGAGGAGTGCCTTGTGTAGTGGAATTGGGCCAATAGTCACGAACGTATGAATCAATTCTGTGATCCAAATAAGACAATACACTTGAGCTTGTCACCGCAACCTGACGTATCATTCTGGCTGACGCTACTGTGTAGTCTGCCGTGCCTGCCACAAGGCTTGCGGATGTTGCCTGCCGATAGCACGGTAGGTTTGGGAGGCGTTGAAAGATCATGCCCTCTGCCTGATCGATTATTGTATCGATAGATGCAACAAGTTCTGTTGAATCGTCTTCCAGAAAGTTTTGAATGTTTGCGACTAAAGTTGTGTAATTCATTTAGTTACCCCATGTCCCTTCTCCCCAGTCGCCAGAACCCCAGAAACTTTCGTCTATAGATATGCTTTCGTTACCTACATCACCATCGCCTGCAACGCCAGTTTCAGCTATTGTTAAAATCAGAGCCTCTGCACCTACAGCGCCAGTGCCTGCAACGCCAGCCTCATCAATCGACAGGCTGAGAGCCTCAACACCAACACCGCCCGTGCCGCCGCTACCAGATACGCCCTTAACGCCTGTGGGAGATACAGTGCCAACAGCACCCGTACCAGCCACGCCAGACTCATCAATAAACATTTCTAGTGCTTCAGTGCCTATTGCGCCTGTGCCAGAAACTCCAGTTTCATTTATATTGGCTTCAATGTAAACATTACCAACATTAGCAAATGCAGGGACACCAACGGGCGGTAAAAGCCTTGGGTCTATTGTCCAGTCCTGTGTAAATCCAATAAAGACCTCAATATTTTCTGGGTCATTATCTGGCCGTGCATTAAATAGTGCGGTAGCATCTACAACATTTTTTCTTGGAGTTAATTGCGGATGTTTAGGCTCATAATCTTCTGGCGATACGCGCAGCCCATCCCAAGTAGTTCTGAGTTCTGTGTATTTAACCCGCAGACCACTTATGTCGCTTATTGCTAAAGATTTTTTGCCTGTCGCGTATTTTGGCATTACTCTATACTCACGATGGTTATTCCCACGCCACCCGTCGATGATATTCCGATATTAGGCAATTGATTGCGCGGGGCAAATATATCGTAACTAAAACCGACATAAAATATTATGTTTTCTGGGTCGTTATCATATCGCGGGTTCTTCAACACTACTGCATCTACAACATTTTTGACAGGCGTTAGCTGTGGCTGCTTTGGTTCAAAGTCCTCTGGCGATACGCGCAGTCCATCCCAAGTAGTTTTCAGTTGGGTGTAGGGAACCCGAAGGCCACTTATGTCGCTTATTGCTTTGCTTTTCTTTCCTCTTGCATATTTTGCCATTAATATAAATTCAGCGCAGTGGGCTGAACCCTCAAACTTACACCATCATTATCAGAAGACGCCGCAAAATTAAACGATCTTTCGTACATTTCATTTAGGATCGAAAACTTCTCTGTCGCGTATTTTAGCGACAGCTTGCTTGCCAGCCCCGCGCAGATACATTCGCTCCATCGATATGGAATATCGGCGTCCTGATTGGACGCTGTAACGTCCTCAAGCTGATTTATTGACCAATACACCAAGCTGTATGTTGACACGTCAGGTATTTGCCAGATGTACAAAATCGGGGTATATTGCTTGTCCAGCATGTACTGGCTTGGCTTTCCCGAAGATGTTTTGTTTGGCAATTGATTGTAGTCGGATATTGACACACGATTAATTATTTGGTCGGACGTGTCTGTCCCAGAGCTATCGCGGATGACGGCATCCAGAATATCGATAGTGCCAACAGGCAGTGTGTATGGCGTTGTCTGGCCGTTCACTAGCGTCAGCGTATTCTGGGAAAGCGCCCAGTAATTTATGCCTCTGTTTGCCCACTCAGAGAAGAGTAGGTTTAGGCTGCGCCTTGCCGACACAGCCCTATCGCCTGTCTGGGTCTGGGGATCAATGCCACAACGCTCAAATGCTTCGGCAATGATCTCTTCGACATCTGGACGAAACGCTACGGTTCCTGACTGAGCCATGTCCTACCTCTATCAATATTTTTTAACGGCGCGAATAATCACTTGATATGCATCACCAGCCGCTCCAGCCCCAGTTGTTGTAAACTTGATGTCTCCAGTCCCATTAGCTCCGTATGTCGCGCTATTGGGCAAGCCACCAAATTTTTCAAAAGTTTGGTATCCCTGTTGATCTTCGGCCAGATGCAAAACAATAATATCAGTATCTGCGTCTGCCAATACCTCAACTGTCATTCCATGCAAAATCCACTGGCACTCGACAATGCGTACGCCTGTGCAGGTTTCGCCGTTTGCATTTGCCGCAAGGGAAGACACATCTATTTTAGCCACTGCGCTTTCGTTGCCACCATCGACATACTGATATTGGAATGCAAATACACATTCGTGTGTGTTGTCGATGATCGTAGTTGATGTTGTAATATCAGCCATATTAATCTCCTAGATTGTAAAGTGGGGGTTGCCCCCCCACCAGATTAATTAAGCAATTTGCACGTACTCAATGATGAATGTAAACGATCCCGCTGTTGTCGCATCCACTGTGTTAGTAACATTGCAATAGATGGTTCGTTCTGCTGAAGCGTACTGAGCAGAGATAGGGGCCGTGGCGGCGTTTTGTGTTTGTACAACAAGAGTTGTTGTAGTTACGTTACCTACGACAACCGTTGTACCGCCATCCAATATTTCATCTGCAATAGCCGCAACAATTTGTGCGCCCGAAGAAGATGTGCCGACTTCATAGCCAATATCACCAGTTCCAATAACAGGAGCCGTGTCACAAAAGATTTTAATGTTTGTGATGATTGTATTTGCTGGCTGAGTAAACTCACCAATAGTCGGGCTGTCACCTGCTGTGGTGTTTACTGTAACGCCAGTAGCAAAACCAACGTGCTTTACATATTTGTCGGTAACAATGCCTGTGGATGCGATAGTTGCAATGTCTGTATAAGCGCCAGTTGTTGCATTTTTAGAAACTACTTGGAACCCGCCCTCTGAGCGTACTGGTCCTGTGAATGTCGTATTAGCCATGATGATCTCCTGTCGTGGCAAGTGTCAGCCACATTGTGCGGCTGTCAGGGATGCTGGCACAATACAACAGGTCTAAACAAAAAGAAAGGGCCATCCGAAGACAGCCCCTGCTTGATTATTTGCTGATCCAGTATTCCATCATAAGACATTCCTTATGTGGAAGCTGGGACGGTGGTTTTATCACCATGTATTTGTTCATGCGAACAATGATTTTGGTCATCTTGACCCGTTGAGACTGGATGATCCAGCCTTGCTTGCGGAGCTTTGTTAGCTCTGCGGCGGGGTTGCAGACCCCAAACATATTCATCGCTTCGATCAGCGAGATTGGGTGGCCCTCAAGCAAATGATCAAGCATTGCCATTGATGATGGAAAACCGTTTGACATATTTTATCTCCCTTGGATTTTTGTAACGCTAACGGCGTTAGTGTTATGTTTTGGATGGGGGCGCGTGGCCCCTGTTAAATTACAGACCCCAGTTTTCAGCACAGATCGGGCCAATGCCACGATCAATGCTTTCTTTTTTGGTCAGTTCGCGGCCACAGCAAGCACAGGTGCCTGTTGTGCGGCCATAAGCTACGGCTGATGAAAGTGGGTCAGCGGCCAGAGCTTGGAGGGCTGTGGTGACGCTCTCAGGCGCTGTACGCACCTTATGAAATTCACCACCAATTACTTTGCCAAAGTAATCATCTTCAAACGCTGGGCCAGCCTTGACGTAAATCGCGCCAGCGTTTCTGCTGTTTGCGCCAGCCAATGAAAGAACCATTCCATCAAGGCGCAGCTTTGGGAATTTTTTGCCTGCGTTCTTGGCAGTGGCAAAGATTTCTTCGACACGCGCCAGATCGACTTTGGCTTTTGGGGCAGCGTCTGAGGCAGCGCGTTTTGCGTCACGCTCTGCTTGGCCTGCAAGGATTGAACGAGCGAACCGCACTTGACCCTCAGTCAGTGATCCCCACTTTTCAAATCCAGCCAGCAAGGACTGTGCCTTGCTGTGCCACTGCATGGCCTGCAAGCCTTCGATCAGACCCTCGTTTGCGGCGATGAAATCTGCTTTTTTGTTGGCTTCATTTTTGGCCTTACGAGCCACGCGCTGGCCCTTGAGCTTGCTGCGATCTTCGCGGCTATTCAAGAAGTGGCCCTTGCCTTTGCAGGCCAAGCACTTGTTGTTGCCGTGGCGATTAGTACCACCTGACCAGAGGCCAGTACCAGCGCACTGGCCGCAAGGGAATGTCTTGCGCGGTGCTTCAGTTTCTGCTGGCAGTGTTTCATTTGCGAGTTCTGCGGCCCATGTGTCAAAATCGTTCATTGTGGTCTCCATTGGATTTCTGATTTTTGATCTTACCTAATACATATAGGCATTCTGATCGGAGATACAATAGCAGAATACAAATTAGATG